ATTTTTCACTATATTAGTGGAAATTTAATTTAATACAATATGAAGAACACAGAACAACTCATAGAGGAGATGTGCGAATCTATGAAAGAACTTCTTCTACAGAAGAACCGAGACTATGGCGATTCAGCCACTAACCCATCAAATGTATTTTCAGACGGATCCCCAGTAGATTCTTTGTGTGCACGTATAGATGATAAGCTTATGCGTATACAAAATAAAGGGATTAATGATAGAACGGAAGATACTATATCTGATCTTATAGGTTATTTAATATTACTAAAAGTAGCTATGAGCAAAGAAAAAAATAAAGAATATGATATGTTTAAGGAAACTATAGCTCAAGGTGGACATGCTAATATAAATGGAAAACCTATAGCAACAATAGAGGATTTAGATATATACTACGAAAATAAAAAATAATATAATTATGGAAGCTATAAATCCTATAATAAGAAAAATTACCATAGGGGACTTAAAACAAGGCTTAACATATCAGGTTGGTCAAAGAATGTTATCTGGAAAATTACAAATAACAGCCATTATACAGGATGAGGCCGCTTGGTATAAACACCAACAAGTTGTTTATGATGTGTATATAAAATTTGAAGGAGAAGAGTTCTCAAGACCTTGGAAGAGGTTTTTTGATCAACCTATAGCAATAGAGTTTGATGTTGAAGAAAGGGAAAATTACGAAGTTATATAATGCAACCAGTAAAAGATTGTTATTTTATACAGATAGAAAAGACTCATGAAGATACTGTGATAGTGAACGGTAAGGAATTGTTTATGGACGTTTCTTATAATGAGATGAAAAATGTAAGACAGTATGGCACAGTTATTGCATTACCTAACAGTTTACCCAAAGGTGTCGATTTAGATATAAAGATGGGAGATAAAGTTTATTGCCATCATTTTTTAGTAAGTGAGGAAAACAAGGTTTACTTCCATGAGAAAGAAAATATATATAGTATTTATTGGCATCATATATATGCTAGGGTTAGAAAGGGTAAATTAAAAATGGTTAGTCATTGGAATTTTGTAAGGCAAAAAATTGAAGATGAATCTAATTATATGACTCAGTCTGGTATATATACAAAGCCTGAAGCGGAAGATGAAGAGTTATTTGGATATGTGGAACACATGAATGATGACCTTAAAGATATGGGTATTAAAATAGGAGACGAAGTTATTTTTTCAAAAAATTCTGAATATGACATGCAAATTGAGGGTGAAAAGTTATTAAGAATGCGTAACTTTGATATATTAGCAAAAGTAGAAAGATGATAGACACTAAAGAATTAATAGATATATGTGTTGCAAACTCTTATGATTTACTTACGGGTAAAAAGTCTGTAGAGCAAATATTAGATTCTTCAAGTAGACCTTATTTTTTATGGAATGTTGTAGAGGAGGATATTGATGAAGAGGTTATAAATGGATATGTAGACTTTATGATTAGCTATTATGAAGAAATGGAACACTACGAGAGGTGTGCTGTACTATTAAATATTAAATTAAATGAAAGAAGTAAATGTAAACAAAAAGCTAGAAAAACTGATATCATCGGGGAACAAAGCATTTGATCTTTTATTAGAGGAAGTTGAGAAACCTATAGATCCAGATCTTCAGGATGATAAATCTAGAAATGCCATGAAGGCTAAGAAAGAGTGTTTTATGGATGCTCAAGATATACTTTTAGCTATACACAAAATTCAAACACAAATAGATGAGGGTATCTCCTCAGAAGATCAATCAAAATTAGAGGAAAAATCTTTTAAGGCTGGCTTCTCAGAAAAGTATGCCAAAAAATAGAGAGTACAATTTATTTTATTATATTTGCATAATTGGCTAAAATTTACTATGACAGGATATATAAAAGTAAATGGTTTAAAATTTAAGCTTCCTGTTAAGCCTAAGAAAAAAGATATATTATTTTCAGATCTTAAGAAGAAAGATCAAAAGTGGGCGAGAACAGATATGCCTGACGGTTTAAATGAAGACACTATATCAAAGTATTCTTGGTTTATAGATCAGGAGTTTGAAAGGAGAAATAATGGAGTATGGTTTATGAATAACGGTAAACCAACCTATATAACGGGGGAACACTACTATTATTTAAACTGGTGTAAGATGGATATAGGTTATCCTGAGTATAGAGATAGGGACAGAAGGTTCTTTATTTTTTGGGAGATATGTAAGCTAGACCCAGATTGTTTTGGTATGATCATGGTGAAACATAGAAGGGAGGGTGCTTCATATAAGGGTGCAGCTATGTTATTGCATGAGATAACAGCAAGATATAACTCTCATGGAGGTATAACAAGTAAAACTGGAGCAGATGCAAAGTCATTGTTTACAGATAAGCTTGTTTATATGTTTAGAAGTTTGCCTTTTTTCTTTCAGCCAATAATTGATGGTAGTGATAATCCTAAGAGCACTCTTAGTTTTAATACTCCAGGTCAAAAAATAACTAAGAATTATTCTAAGGTTACTCAATCAGAAGCCTTGAATAGTAGAATAGATTGGAGGAATACGAGAGAAAACTCATATGACTCTGTTAAATTGATAAGATACTTGTGTGATGAGGCAGGAAAATGGACAGAAGCAAGTGTTGAAAAAAACTGGGAGGTTGTGAGATCCTGTTTAACATTAGGAGATAGAATTATTGGAAAATGTTTTATGCCTTCTACTGTTAATGAGTTGGAAATATCTGGTGGTGAGAACTTTAAAAATATATGGTTTGATAGCGATATTGAAGAGAGAGATGCTAACGGAAGAACTAGGTCAGGAATGTATTCTTATTTTACCCCAGCATATGATGGGTATGAGGGTTTTATAGATGAGTATGGTTTCTCTGTTGTAAATGAGCCCACAAAAGAACAGGCTAAATTTATAGGTAAAACTATAGGAGCCAAAGAGTATCTTCAAAACATAAGAGATGCTTATAATAAAAATACTACAAAGCTTTCTGAAGAGAAGAGGCAGAGGCCTTTTACTATTGAAGAAGCTTTTAGAAGCGATTCGAGATATAGTCCTTTTGATGTTGAAAGAATATATCAACAGATGGATTACAATGAACAAGCCACTAATTTAATAGTTAGAGGTGATTTTGTCTGGAATGGTGGTGTAAAAGACACTATTGTCCAATGGAAACCTGGATCTCAAGGCAGGTGGAGAATATCGTGGTTACCCCCAGAAGAAAGGAGAAATAATATAAAAGAAATATATAGCAAGAGGTCTCCTGGTAATGAAATAGAGATGGTAGCTGGATGTGATCCTTATGATCACGATACGACTACTGATGGCAGAAGGTCTGATGCGGCATGTTATGTTTATAAAAAATTTAGCATGATAGATGATTTTTCAAATCAGTTTGTATGTGAATATATAGCCAGACCTCCTAAAGCAGAAATGTTTTATGAGGATGTTCTTAAGACTTGTGTTTATTACGGTTGTCCAATACTTGTTGAAAACAATAAAATAGGTATAATAAAATATTTTGAAAGAAGAGGTTATTATAATTATTTAATGGATAGACCAGAATCAACACATACTGACAGCAGTAGGAAACAACAAACAAAAGGAATACCTTCTACTGGTGTTGCTGTTCTTAATGCACAAACAGAGGCTGTTGCGACATATGTTTATGATTATGTGGGTTTAAATAATGAAACAGAAGAGATGGGTAGATGCTACTTTAACAGGTTATTAGATGATTGGAGTAGATTTCAGCCAGACAATAGAACTCAATACGATGCTACTGTTGCTTCAAGTTTAGCACTGTTAGGAGCACAAAAGCACGTTAGAGATAGAAAAATAAAGAAAATAAATCTTAACTTTGTGAAAAGATATAGAAATACAGGCTTAATATCTAAGAAAATATAAATGGAGACTAAATTAGAAACAATAGGTGGTTACCCCACAGTATTTGCAACAAATGAGCAAAAGGCTAAAAAAGAATATGGATTACAATATATAAAAAGAATGTATCATGACTGGAAAGGTAATGTAGATTTAAACTACCAAGACAGAAAAAGAACATTTGAAAAGTTAAGAGCATATGCTGAAGGGACTCAAAGTGTTGCTAAGTATAAAGATTTATTAGACGTAGAAGGAGACTCCTCTTATATGAATATAGATTGGACTCCAGTATCTATAGTGCCTAAATTTGTTGATGTTGTGTGTGGAGATATGACTAATCAAGAATTTAAGATTAAAGCTAATGCTATAGACACCCTATCTATTGATAAAAGAAAGAAAGATGCCAGAGAGCTTTTTGCTGACATGATGACAAAAGAGTTAAGAGCAAAGGTTTCTTCAATAACAGGATTTGATTTTAATAAAAAAGGATTTTTACCTGAGTCAATGGAGGAAATAGAATTGTTTATGCAGATGAATTATAAGCAGGCTCAAGAAATATCTTTAGAGAATGGTATTGAGTTTGTTTTGCAACAAAATGATTTTGATGAGTTAAAGAAAAGAATTATTAGAGATTTAGTTGTCTTAGGGACTTCTGCTGTTAAAACGTATATAGATCCTTCTCATGGTATAAAGATAAAGTATGTAAACCCTAGTAATTTAATAACTTCATTTTCAAACTCACCAGATTACAGCAGTATACAGCATGCTGGAGAAATATATACAATAACAATAGCTGATCTAAAAAGAATGGCTGGTGATCAATTCACAGAAGAAGAATATAAAGATATAGCAGAAAATTACGGAAAAAAACAAGACGATGATTCATTGTTTGGAAGATCGTTTTCTAATTATGGAGCATATTCTAGTGATTACGATAAATTTTCTATAGAGATAATGGATGCTGAATTTATGTCTACTCACGATTTGAAATATGAGAAAAAAGAAAATTCTTTTGGAGGTTTTCCAGTTCGTAAACGTAAAGGTAATTATAAGCCCCCTAAAAAATCTAAACACAAAAGAGAACAAATATCTAATACTATAAAGGTTGTTTATTCTGGTAAGTATATAGTTGGTACAGATTATATGTTTGATTACGGTTTAGCTAAAAACATGTCAAGACCTAAATCTAATTTATCAGAAACAAAACTCTCATATGTTATATATTCTCCTAATTTAAATAAGATGCGTAATGTATCTTTGGTTCAAAGAATGATTCCGTTTGCTGATCAAATACAATTAGCTCACTTAAAAATGCAACAGGTTATGGCTAAAGCTAGACCAAAGGGTGCTGCTTTTGAAATAGGATCTTTAGAAAATGTATCTAAAGGAGACGGAGGGACATTTACACCTTTAGAGTTGCAGGAAATATATGATCAAACAGGTAATATATATTATAGGAGAACAGACGATGAGGGATTAGCTACAAATGTTGTTCCTATTCAGGAGCTTGAGAATGGTATAGGTAGAGATATGAT